ATTACAGTTTGGGTTTCATCTGCAGCTTCCCCAATTTCTGGTGCTCTAAGAGCGAATAATGTTTTTTCTTCCATATCTTTAAGTTTTGGTTTATAAAAAGAACTTTGATATTGTAATCTACCAAAGGTGTAAGTGTAGGTGGGAGAAGGTTGTTTTATTCTCTGGTTTCTTTGTGTGTTGTGTGGGCATGTGTGGTGTGGGATATCTTGGTATGCCCTTAATGCGAGGTGTCAAAATCATGGCCTACTAAAAACGGAGTACGGTTCCCTTAAATTTAACATTCAAAAATAAAAAGTAAGGGACAAAGAATTTTTATTTGTCCCTTTGCTTTCTTTAGTCTTTAAAAGTTTCGTTATCGTCTTTTAAAATTTCTTTCATGTCTTTATAACATTGAATAACTAAATAAACTACACCAACAAATAATAATACATTCAATAACATAATATCAAGCGTTTTTAAATGAGTTCTTTTGTATTAGATATTTTCTTAATTTCTCGCTGTAATTTTCATCTATGCAATAAAGAAAATATAACAATAAACTTTTAAAGTCGATACATCCATAATTTTCAAAATCAGCATTTTTCAAAAATTCAATATCATAACGAATAATTGAAAGTGTTTCAATATTGACTAATTGAAAAACTTCTACATGAATACAACTACTAATAATAGCATGTGTATGTTTTAAAATCAAATAAACAAACCATAACGTAATAAAGAATATTACTACTACAATAACTAAACAAATCAAAATCATAGCTTTATTTTATTATAGAGTAGGGAATTAATTCCCTACTCTAATTTGTTTTTACTTCAAAGATTTTTTCACGATTTCGAGACCCTTAATTAATATCTCTTTCTTTTCTTCTTTTGTATTCTCTGATGCAATAGAAGAAAACGAAAAATCATTTAAAACGTAAACTTGTTTATAAAAATCAATAAAGCCCTCAATCAGTTTTTTATCTGCATTTGTAGCAATAGTAGATAAAAAGTTAAAAGTTACATTTCTAAATTTTTTGCGCAATGATTTAATTTGTTTTTCATTTGCGCCCAAAAACAACTCTTTTTTGTAAATTTCTGTTTTTGTCCCTAAAGAAGTTTTAAAAAGTCCCGCGTTTTTTTCTTTAACGCTTTTCAAAACATCTAAAGCAATCAAACCATTTGCTTTTGCGTTAGCACTTGCTTTTTCTGCACTCACTTTGTTAACTAATTTTTTTTCCATAATAAAAACTTTTAGAAAATCTAATTACATTATATTATTATAAGCGTCTAAAAGATTTAATCACTTTATAATACATATAATTAGATTTGATTAATAATAAATTAAATATCTCTTTGTCTTTCCGACATTGCAAATATAAGAACTATTTTTTAATCTACAAAATTTTTAGAAAAATATTTTCTTAAAAAGTTTTAATTAAAAATTCATTCAAATATCGCTTTATTTTTTGGACATTGCAAAGATACGGACTTTATTTTAATCTACAAACATTTTCAAGAAAAATTTTTTGAGAAAATGAATATTTTTATTTTCAAAATTATTTTCGTGAAAAATTCATAAAATGAAAAATCATTTGCACCCTAAAAAGACTTAATATTTGCACTTAATTTTGGGGGTTCACAAGGGTAATCTTCACACGCCTTGTAGTGGGCATATATGATATGTATATGGATATTCTTATATGGCTTATGCCTGTTCTCTTGAGAGTGTATTATATACCTGTATATTGAAGGCCATTAATGGACTAAGGTGATAAAGAATTAAGGCCGATTAGCTATATCCCTATTATTGCCCTCTAATAACCTATTAGGTCCTAATTCAATAAGGCCATATAGGGACTATGGTAAGCCTATAGAGATTAGGATAGCCTATAAGGGCTTACTAAGTTAGCGTAAGTAAAAACCCAGGTACCTTAGTTAGGCCTGGGTTAAGGTGTTAATCAAAGTATACCTTGAATGTAATGTCGTCAGCATTAAAGGTAATATCGGGTTCCTGGTCATCGGTACCTGGTTTTTCGATTTCGAATTCGATTAGGCAATCGAGGTTGTTGATATTAATATTGATTGCCTTGTGTTGGGAGGTAATTAGCCTTGGTAGGGTTTGTTCGAATTGTTTTTCGGATGAACCCCAGATATAAAGATGCCATGGGTAATCAGGGTCATAAGCAATAAGTTTTGAGATTACTGTGTTGGAGATACGATCTGTACTCCAGTTGTTTTTTGTTGTTGCCATAGTGATATGTATTTTAGAGAGTACCCTGTTAGGGGTACCCCATTAGTAATTTAGCAAGTGAAAGGAACTGTTACTGTGTAAAGGGTTTCGAATTCGTTTACCTTAGGTGCCTGACCAAAGCATGCCTCTGGGTCATAGGCAAAGGTATCCCGTAAGCATTCAAGGCAAGTGATGCCAGCAGTGTCATCGTCATCGAAATGTTCTGGGTCATTGATGGTAAAGGTTAATATGTGTACCCCAGCCTCTTGGTTATCGATAGTTTGGATTGATACTAGAGTTAAGTAATCGGGAATGATTGTGTTCTCCTGTAGTTCCTGTAAGTAAGGCTTAATGAAGTCTAGCATGCCTGATGGGTAAGAGGGATAGGCATCAGGTGCAGCAATTAATGAAATATTAATACTCTTTGCAAAATTAAATTCAGTGTTTAAAATACTTGTTCTCATAAGTCTATTATTTAAAATGTTATTATTACAATGCAAATATAAATATAATATATTATATATGCAATAACCCTAATTACCTTCGTAGGTTATTAAGGGCCTTGAATTATATTTGCCTAAATCCTCGGGGCCATGAATGGAAATTGCCATTTACCTTCCCTACCTTATTGCTTATATTATATAATACCTAATGGCTCTAGGCAATCTAGGTACCCCTAAATCACAAAATTGTCCTAGAATACAAAAGTTAATGCTAATATAAATACTAAGCAAATAAAATACAGAGTTACTAGGAATATTACCTAAATATGCCCCTTGAAGGCCTTAAATCCTATAAACCATTTAGCCCTAAAACCTAATATCCTATTTACCTAATCCCCAACCCAATACTTATTATATAATACATAATATAATAACTTGGTGAAGGCAATCAAGGCTAATTAGTGATGGCCATTAATCGACGATGTACTAAAGCTATACTACCTACATACATAGAAGCTACATAACATATCTGTATTATATAATCACCTACCTTCGAATTACCTTGAATGCAATCTATAATATAATACATATAAAATGGCTGCTCAGGCAATCGGATTTAGGGGCCCCTAATGGTCGGATTTTGTGTACCTTTTAGGCCTTTTTGTGATTGCCTTTAAAGTGTGGGGTAGTAGAGCTAGAGAGCTATATAGTATAGTGGCTATAGTGTAGTTGTATAGTGCTTGGTAGGTACCCATACCTGGTTCACCAAAGGCAAATACCCCCGGCGGGGTACCTTGATATATGTATTTGGTATTATTATATTAGTAGATGGTATATTGGTTATAGATGGGATAGGTATTATATTATGTACCTTAGTTAGGTATTATGTAACATAGTTAGCGTTAGTATGGTTTTTTTTTGTTTTTGGGTGGTGTGGGAGGTACCCGGTATTTATTCCAGGTACCTTGTGGGTATTTATTCGATTAGGTATACCTGTATGAAGGCATATATTAAGAGGATTATGATTAGATTCATTCTGTAGATGAATTTCTTTGTTAGGTAGGCTTCTTCATTTAGGATTAGGAGCCAGATTGTTACGATGAGTAGGATTAATGATTTCATAATTTTTTAGTATTATATGTACCTTAGTATAATCCCATATGTGTAGGATACCAGAATTAGTGATGAGGTATATAGGGTTAGTATTATTAGCTGTGAGATGATATACCTTATTTTGTTTGTTGGGTGGGTGTACTTGTGGGATTGGTATATTATTCATTTCTTTTTGTTTCTTAGTTTCTGTTGGGTTATTATACTGGGCTTGGGGATCACTTAGGTATAGAGTGTAATCCTTTTTGTTACTGCCCGGATTAGGGAAGTATTCATTCCATTTATCCTGGTGTGGTATGTATATTAGGTCTTTCATGATAGTGATATTATGGTTATATCTTCTCTTATCTGTATTATTTAGTGTTGGAGCGGGATATTAGATCTTCTGGGTTCTGAAGTATATCGTTTATGTATGGGTTTATCTCTTGGATGTTATACTGGGCTTGGAACCTAGAGATGGTATCCTTTAGTTCTTCTACTAGAGTATCATAAAGATTATTGTATATTATCTCTTTGATTTTGGTTTGGACTTCTTTGTTTTGTTCTAAGGGTATTTGTCGGGTGGCTGAGACTTGGATTTCTATTGGTTTATTTAGGTCTGGTACCATTGGTAGGTTACCCATATAGTCTAGTCCAGAGATTAGTTCTAATATTTCTTCATTGGACATAGATAATATATAGTTGGGCTCTTTGTATACTTTGCAGGTTAGTATTTGATTACCCTTCTGGTTGATTGTGATTCTTGATGAAGGATTTGTTGTTTTCATAAGTTCTTTGTTTTTAAAGTGAATACTTTAATTAATTATCTGATGCAAAAGTAATATATTTATTTTATATATGCAAATCATGGTTATCAGGGTTGAGGAATAGGTATGATATCTGTTATGATTGGTTCCATATTAGATTTGTTTTATAGCAGTGGTTGTACTAATAAGATTTATCTCTTGGGATTCGAGATGAACATAATCGAAGTATTCTTGGATTTGTTCAATAGTTTCGAACTTTACACCTGGAGCATATACCTGATTTACGTCATTTATGATTTCCTTTTTAGCCTTCTCTATGTCTTCAAAGAATGAATGATAGCATATACTTCTCTCAGGTACAGACAAATCTGTAGTATCCTCAATGATTACTAGAGTTGTTATTGTTAGTTTCATGATGTTAATTGAGTTGAGGGTTAAACATTTGTTTTGGTTGGCCTAATAGACAGCAATGAGGATAACCTGCTTCATCGAGGATTCCCAGTATAAGATATCGATTGGTATCTCTGGGAATTTCGAAATAGAAAGCTGGTTTCATGTCGCCATCTATGAATGTAAAAACTATCTGAGTGTTTTCTAGTAACCCATTTAGTTGTACATGAGAAAGGTAGTTATAGATAGCTTCCCTTTGATTTCTTGGGTTTTTATCCCATGAGATGAGCATATCGTCATACCAATTTGGATTATCGCATAGCTTTTTAAGTTGTTGTTGAATATACGGTGTCATGATTTGAAGTAATAATATAAGTCCTCGATTAGTTTATCCTGTTCTTCCCATATAGTATCTGATACTACGTATTCTGATACGAAATAGTTATAGAAAGGCCCAAATAGTATTTTTAATACTATGTCCTTGAGTTCGATATTGAGTTGTTCCTCTTCTTCGGTAGAACTGGGTTTGATTGCCTGAAGTTCTGCCTTATAGGATGCCGTAATGGCATCCTTTAGGGTTTGAATATATTCTGGGTTAGTTTCCTTGAGAATACTTAATTGTGATTTGAGTTCTTTACTTATCATGGGGCTTAGCGATTATGGATATGAATCCTTGTGGATATTGAGTATAGAATAATTGATAGTTCCCTGTGGGCAAGAAGACTTGCATTATGTTTGCAAGTAATGGGTAGATTTTCCATTGGTTTTCCTCTAGAAACTTGTCCCAGGCTTCTGATTCTTCGGGATAATTTCCAGAAAGTTGAATGTGATATTCCTTTTGTTCCGGAATAAATAAATTGGTTACTACCTGAATTTCGTCTGATTCCTTTTTGTATTGAGTAATAGGATACCAAATGCCTTCGGTTTTCCATTTATTGAGTTGGAACAAGGACATGCCCTGTTCCAATACGTTTAAGAGTTTATATAAGTTTACCATAGTGATTATTTATTAAGTTGTCTAATGAGTTCTGATGCAGCCAGGGAATCAAAGAGTTGGTTTTCATATTTTGTCTATTTTAAAATTGATATGCAAATATAATCATTTTTATTTTAATAGAAAAATATATCCCTTTTATTTTTAAAGTGGCTGAGGATGTGTACACGCTATAAAAGGCAGTGGATTAGACTGCCTTTCAATTATTAAGGTAATGGGGGAGTTAGCAAATATAGAGCCTCTCTTATAATTGAACTCTCCATAGGTTCTAAAGAAGGTTCCTTGTACATTAGTCCACCTTTCTTCTTTTCGTTTTCAAATACTTCATGTATGGCTTGCTTTAGTTTAGTAGCTAATATCTCTGATAACTCCTGAGATTTAAGAGAGGTAAGTAACCCATTTCGTATTTCCCTAATATCCTGGTCATTTTCAGTGATAGGTTTTGCTTCTACTAATTCTTGTATACCCAAGTGATCTTCATTAAGCAGTTCATACCCCAAATGTTGTAAGTCATTAAAGAAGATACTAAACTCATCATAAGTAAGTCTAGTATCAAAACCTACTCCATGATATAGTTGTACTAAAGGAGTAAGGATTCTTCTTAGTGTATTGAAATCCTTTAGATGGTCTAATTTTATTCCTGATTCGAGAGGTATTTTATATACCTTTTCACCCTTCAATACTACTAACAGAACCATTAGTCTTGGTGATAGTCTTTTCTCGTTCATAAGCAAGTTTTTGTATTATGAGTTGTACATAGGTATTTCTCTCTTTATAGATAAACATTACCGATAGAAGTATCTCATGTTTCGGTAATATCATCTGTATGAAATTGCCTGGAGCAATTACAGTAGCTACTACTGGAGAATCATTTCTGCCCTCTTAATGGGTTCTGGTTTTGTTGGGTCCAAAGTTAGGACTGGAGCAGTTATACATTCCTTGATGCCCTGTGTTAAGGCATTATATAACCATTCATCTTTTATATCCTCTACTTGGAGGTTTTTCATTGTAATCATATCCTAAACCTATTTAGAGTCCATACACCCAGGATATTAGAGAATACCCATAGTTCCCAGTTTTTGTAAAAGTTATAGGGTTTACTGAATTGAGATGTTTGAAATATTATCTGATTTGGTGTTCTAGATAACATTTCTGCATGACAAGTTAATACTCCAGAAGATAATTGAGCTTTAAAAGCTTTAATAATATCTTCATCACTTTTAGTCTCTAATGAGGTAAGCAATTTAATAAATTCTACCTCTACACCTTGAGACATGTTTACATTTCTGAAGGCAAACTTTTCTTTATTTTCCATATTCGTCATTTTTAGATAAGAACTCTTGAGCTAGTTCATCTTGAGTTCTTTCGATTATGTTCTTTACTATTGTTTTATTTTCTACTCTAGCCCACATATATAGCATGCCCAATTGAGCATCCATATAGCAATCTATAAGAGATGGGTCCTTTCTAAATACATCCCATTGTTTTACGAAATTTGTTCGAACCAAATCCCTATAACCCTGGTCTGATATGCCATCTTGGTCTATATAAGCAGATACCCTTTTCTTGACTTCTAAAAGGATTTTCTCTAAGCTTTCTGGTAATCTAAAATTTTCGGGTAAACTATGATATACCAAATTATTCGGTATTAATTCCTCAAAGGTAAACTGATTATCGAATAGTTTCTTTGGGTATCTACCTGAAAATATCAATGGTAGCTTATACCTTAGCAACGATGGTACTACGTCGTATATAGCATAATGTTTCCGATATTCCTGATAGACATCGAAATATAGATTCTCATCGAATATACCAGATTTCCTCATTATTGCCTGTAAAGTATTATAAGCAGCATTGATATGAGTATTACTCAATTTGAATACTAAGTTGCCATTTTTAATAGCAATGAGTTCACTACAGCATCTCTTTCGTCTAAATAAGTTCATGTGATTAAAATGTAAAGTCAATGTATATTTTCCTTTTTCCCTTGAGAAATTTTTCGTGATTTGAGTCATCATACTTATGGCAAGCATAAGTCTTAGATGATTTATCATAATGGTCTCTTACCCATACTGGAGCAGTATCAGTTGGTTTTAATTTAAAGTATGTACCCTGATTAACCTTGTTAACCTGAGTCTCTTTGTAAGATGTCTTTGGTAGTTCCATATTTTTGTCTATTTTTAAAATTGATATGCAAATATAATTCTTTCTTTTTAAATATGCAATATCCGGATATAACTATGGGAGCTTACTATTTCGGAGGAATTGAGATGCAAATGAGCCATCCTCTTTTTCTTCTTCCTCAAAGTCTTCATATTGGTATAACTCTGGGTCTTCTTCGTCTGGGTCTATACGCATTTCTATCTCTCTCCTTAATTCATGATGTTCTTTTGAGAATGAAGACATTG